CACGTACGGCCTCGACGAGTCCAGCACCTAGCGGCGCCCTCGGCCACCACCACGGCCGGGGGCGCTCGCCTACCCGAACAGGCGGCCCAGGAGGCCTCGGCGCCGTGCCGGGGCCTCTTCGCGTGGCGGCTCAGGGTCGACCTGGACGGCGCCACCCGACCACGCCGCGGACTCGGCCAGGGCCCGCTGGTACTCCTCCTGATGCTCGCGCTCCATCCGGTCGAGCGTCTGCCGCAGCGGGGACAGCGCCGGCGGTGGGGGCGGCTGCTTGGCGGCCTCCCTGGCCTCCTGGTGCCGCCGGGCGCGGCTGGCGTTGCGGGCGGCCCGCGTCTGCCACTGCTTGTCGGGCACCGTCCAGCCGAGCTCGGCGGCGGGCGGGTGGGCCATGTACTCGGACTCCCGATCGTCCAGGTGGCGATTATGCCGCCGGCAGAGCAGGCCACGAATGGCCCGCGTGACCGGGTCCTCGTCGACCTGCAGGGGGTCGCTGGGCTTCGGGCCGGTGGTGCATCCGGGCATCCCGCAGACGCCGCCCTGCAGCTCCAGGAGCTGGTCGTAGTGGGCCAGCTTCATGCCGTAGTGGCGGCGCAGGTCGCGGTCGCGGCTGCTGGTGTACCCGTCCCACAGGGGGGTGCCGTCGACGGCTCGATCCTCGGACATGGCTACCTCCACGTCGTCATGTATCGCCGCCCCGTAGGGGCGGCGGGTGGACTGCATTGGCAGTGTAGAGGCAACCGTCCACACACTTCGTGGTCGGATGCCTCCGACGTAGGTCAAGAGCAAGAGCACCAACACGGGGAGTGGTCAGCCGGCTACAGCCGAGGGGTACAGCGGGATACCCCCGGGCGCTCTGCGGCCGTCTGAGGGGCGTTCTCGTGCGTTCTGCGGGATGGTTTCGCGGGTCCCATCGGCGGCGCTCGCGGGTCGGGGCGCAAACCGGGCGAAGGATTCCCGGCGGCTCGAACGTCGCTAGTCGAACACGAACAGGAACTCGCCGCGGTCGCCGGCGAGGAAGGCGGCGCGGTCCAGCGCCATGACGGCGGCCACGCAAGCGTCGATCCGGCGGCGGCTGTCTTTGTGCTCCTTGGCGAGCCGGGCGCCGCGGCTGTCCTCCTTGAGCACGGCGTTGGCGACGTGGCGGGCCAGCGCCGGCGACCCGTCGTGGGACAGCAGCCGGTCGACGACGGCCGAGTAGAACCGCGACGTGGCGGGGCCCATCCTGGCGGGCCCCTGCGGGTACTCGCCGACCGGGATGCCCTCGCCGTCCAGCAGCTCCAGCGACCGGGCCCACCTGTAGGGGTCGGCGGCGACCTCGAGCACGCGCCAGCGGCGGCAGGCGGCCCTGATGGCGTCCTCCACCTCGACGATGGGCACGCGCCAGTCGCGGGCGCCCTCGGGCGCCTCCCACAGCCGCACGAGGTGGACGTGCGGGCGGTCGGCCACGGTCACGGCGACCACGGCGGTGCAGTCACCGCTGAACGAGCCGTCGAAGCCGAGCACGACGTCGGCGCCGTCCGGGATGGAGGTAGTACCGCTACCTCCACAGGCGGCCCAGGCGCCGTCCGGCAGCCACGACCCGTCCAGCGATACCCACTGGCCGAGCCGGTAGCGGCGGAAGGCGTTCTCCCTCATTTTCGGCGGCAGCGTCGCCCGGAGCGCGTCGCGGTGCAGGAAGTCGTCGAGGGCCGGGTTCGCCACGGCCCAGGCGGCCTCGTCGTCGACCGGGCAGCCCTCGGGCGCGGCGTACTCGCGGAAGAAGAAGCTGGGGTCGGCGCCCTCCCGGCCGTGGTCGACCAGCCGCCGCATGACGCCGTCGTCGCCGATCCTGGGCGGGGTCGAGATGGCCAGCAGCAGCGAGCGGTCGCGCTTGCCGGCCCGGGCCGCCATCGCCTCGAAGGTGTCATCGGTGACCACGTGCAGCTCGTCGACGATCGCCATGGACGGGTCCCAACCTTGCAGCGCGCCCGGATCCGCGGGGAGCGCGAACAGGGTCGAGTCGCTGTGCGGTTCGGCGAGGTGGTCCTTGTAGATCTGGACGCGGTCGTACAGCGCCGGCTCCAGCTCCACCATGCGGCGGGCGGTGTTCTGGATGATGCGGGCCTGCCGCTCGTCGGAGGCGACGCAGATCACCTGGGCGCCCTCGACCCGGTCGGCCAGCAGCCCGTACAGGCCCAGCGCCGCGGCCAGGGTGCTCTTGCCGTTGCCGGCGGGGATGGAGACGAGCCCCTGCCGGGGCCGCGGCTCGTCCAGGAGCCCATGCACGATGGACTTCTGCCAGGGCCGCAGCTTCATGCGGCGGCGGGCGCCGGTGCCCTTCGGCAGCGTGACGTAGCGCTCGACGAACGCGATGGCGCGCGACCCGCCGCGCTTGGGGAGGCGGCGCAGGTCCAGCGGTGGGGCGCTCAGCGGGGGCTTGGGGCCCTTCGGCAGCCGGCTCAACTGACCACCGGGTCAGTAGGAAAGTTCGAGGTGCGCGGGGGCGTGGTTGTCCGGCTCAGGGGGGAACGCACGTTCGCCGACCTTGCCGAGTTGCACGGGCCGCAGCGCACGACCAGCGGCCCGGCCTCGGGCCCGCCGGCGGCAACCTCGACGACGTGGTCAGCTTGCAGGCTGGCCGAGGGGTGGGCACGGCGGCCCAGCTCGGGCACACCAGGGCACCAGTCGCCGACCTCGGCCCGGTGGGCGGCCACGGCCTCGCGCCGTCGCTTCGTCTCGGCATAGCTCTTGCGGTCGGGGCGAGCGGCGACCTTGGCGCGTTCGCGTAGGGCCTCACACTGCGGGCAGCGTGAGCGCCAGCGGCCGAGCTTGCCGCAGTCCAGGCACGCGCGGCGCAGCGTCACCGCGGCTTCCGTCGCTTGCGCAGTCGCAGCTTCTTCTCGCATGGCGGGCAGCGGTCGCCGTAGACGATCTGGCGCCGGCAGCCGATGCAACGACCCGGGGACCTGCCCGGGTTCACGCCGTGGAGTACCCGGACCTGGTTCATGCGGCGGGCCATGGCTACCTGAGCCGACGGGCCAGGGTGGCCAACGGGACCCCGACCGCTGGCCGGCCCCCGGCCCCCCGAACCCCGACGACCTCGGCCCCGGCGTAGGCGCCCACCCGGACGACGGCGACGTGGTCGAGCTGCGCCCGGGTGCGGACCACCCGGTCGCGGCTCAGCCAGCGCGACCCGCCGCGGACCTCGACGAACCCGACCGACAGGCCGAGCGGCACGCCGTCGCGGGCCAGGGCCAGGACCTCGTCGCCGAGCGGGACGGCGGAGATGCGGCCGGCCCACCAGGCGGCGTCGGCGCGCTCTTCCACCTCGGTGGAAACGCCGATCGGGAGCGTCTCGCCGTCCCTCGGGTGGCGGGCCATGACCGGCACGGCGGCCGGGTCGGTGCCGGCGAACGCGCCGCGGGCGAACGTCTCGACGACCAGGCGGCCGCGGTCGAGCACCTGGGCCTCGGTGCCCCAGGGAAGCAGGGCGCCGAACAGGACGCGGCCGTCGCCGCCGTCGCGGACGTGCAGGGCGGTCGTGAACGAGCGTTCGAGCACGGTCATGCGACAGCTCCCGGTGCGGGTGGCGGCTGGTCGTCGATCCCGGCGACGGGTGGGCGGTCCTCCAGCTCGCGGACCTCTGAGCGCAGCAGCCAGCCGCCATCGATCCCGAGCTTGTGGGCCTGGTAGCGGTCCAGCAGGGTCGCGCGGACCATGGCGCCGGCGTTGAACTTCGCGGCCTGGGTGCGTGGCAGCAGCGTGGAGACAGCGCGCTCGAGGCGGTGCAGCCAGGGCCGCAAGCCGAACGTGAGGAAGTCGGTGGCGCGCTGCTCGGGCGATGAGTAGTCCTCGTGGCCGGCGAGCTCGACGCCGGCCATCATCCCGGCCGGGACGCCGTACAGCCGGCAGATCGCCGCGGCGTTGAGCTTCTGCGTCTCGATGAACTGCGCCTCCTCGGGCGCGATCGAGATGTTGCGGTACTTGCCGCCGGAGCCGAGCACGGCGGGCTTGTGGCGGCCCTGGTGGCGCACGTTCCACGTCTCGACCAGGGTGAGGGCGGCCTCGCGGTCGAGCCGCTGGTCGGACTCGATGACGCCGGAGGGGACGGCGCCCTCCCCAAAGAACTGCGCGCCGAACCGTTCAGCGGCCAGGCCCAGCCCGATCGACTCTCTGGCGTAGGCGACCGGCGACATGCCCAGGATGGAGCCGGCGACCGGGTACGCCTTCACGTGCCACAGCTCGCCGCGGTCGACCTCGGCGCCGTCCACGCGGATGACGGGTGGGGCGTCGCGGTCCTCCTGGACGCCGACCCGGTCGGGGTCGAGCAGGTCGACCTGGCTCGGAAGCACACCGGCCCGGTCGGTGACCATGCCCCAGGCGTTGCCGCGCAGCAGCAGGCACGCCATGACGGCCCACAGCCAGTCGGATAGCTCCGGGTGGTCGGCCGAGGGGCGCTGGAGTAGCCGCGGGGTGGGCAGGGGGTCGCGCTCGTCGTCGCGGAACACCTGCAGGGGCAGGGTGCTCACCGAGTCGGCCAGCAGCCGGACGCAGCCGAACACGGTGCTCAGCCTGAGCGCGGTGTTGGGCGTGACGGAGACGCCGGCCCAGCTCTGCACCGGCGGGATGTCGCCGATGTTGAACGTCGCCCGGTCCAGGGTGCGCGTCCAGGGCCAGCGCCAGGGCATCGGCTCAGGTGGTGTTGACGAAGGTCTTGACCGCGCCGGTGTCGACCAGGGCACCATCCAGGCGCAGGATGCAGCGGAAGGCGACCAGGTCGTCCTGGAACCGGAACTCGTCCGACCGCTCGAACCGCACGCCGTTGACGATGCGGACGAAGTACTTGGCCATCTCGCCGAAGGCGATGGACTCGGCGGCGTTGGCCATGGCGGGCATGAACGGGTCGACGAACGAGGGGTAGCCGAGGATCTGCCCGCGGCTGCCGAGGCCCTGCACCGGCTGGCCGGTGGTGTCCTTCAGCTTCCGGACGATGATGTCTGAGGCGTTGCGCAGCAGGAACGCCGACGTCGGCGCCTGGGCGTAGGGCTCGGCCACGCTGCCCACCAGGTTCCACAGGGCGTCGGTGCCCTGCGCCACCGTGCCCTGGGTGCCCAGGCTCGTGCCGGTGCCGGTCGGGCCGGTCACGCCGGTGCCGGCGTCCAGCAGCAGCCCGCGTGGCTGGCCGGAGCCGGTGCCGTTGATGATGTCGTCGCCGTAGCCGGTCGCGCCGAGCCCCAGCGACAGGGCGGCCTGGCGGGCCAGGAAGCTGATCAGGTTGGTGGGGGTGTCGTTGGCCAGCTCGTAGGAGGTCTCGAAGAAGTTTGCGTACTTGAAGCTCTTGAGCACGACTGTCGCGAGTGTCGGGTCTGACTCGGTGATGGAAGCGCCCTCAGCGATGATCGCGCTGGAGACGAAGCCGGTGGACTTGGGGATGATCAGGTCCTCACCCGTCGCGGTCGTCACGACGGTGGCGCCGGCGGCCATGAGCGAGCTGGTCTCGACCAGGTGGGCGACGATCTGGGTGTACACGTCGGTCGACAGGGCCTGGGTGGCCGTCGTCTTGAGGGTGTCCCGGGTGTGCACCTGGACGCGGCCCACCCTGCCCTGCACCGGCTCGGGCGCGTCGTCGGGCCACTCGTCGGGCAGCTCGCTGTACACCTCGATCGGCGCCGGGTTCTTGGCGTAGATCGCCGAGCGGAACGCGCGGGCGGTG